AGCTAAATTAAAAGGGTCTACGTCAACAGAACCATCAAGTATACCATCAATATTATCAGTAATATGTTTGTAAGATTCCTCTATAGCTTGTAACCTTGCTCCACTATATTTTAATCCCTCAGCTTCTTTTTTTGTCAATTTTTCTTTTTTTGCTTGTGCCTCAAATGAACTTTGAGCATCTTTTAACATCTGATTACCCATATCAAGGACAGGACGAGTTGACCTTGATATGTCTTGATAACTATCACTTATGTCTTTAAGTAATTGTTGAGTTATTTTTAACTGTTCATTTAACTTATTTTGTTCGTTTGAAGTTGGCATGAAAATACCTTTTCTGTTTAAAATAATTTATCGTATTTTGCTCTTGCTTTTGCAAAGTTTTTTGCAAATTCGGGATCTGCTTTTGCTCTTGCTTTAATCTTTTTTTGCATATTTTTTTGAGCTTGAGCCATCTTAGCTAAATCTCTTTGAATTCCCTTATCACCTTTAAATGCTTTTACTGCTTTGCGATATTCTCCACCAGCTATCAAACCGATTGCTTTTTTTACTATAAAATCAATAACGCCCTCATTTATTTTGTTTGACATAGTTTCAACTCCGTTAAATTTAAATTGTGTTTATGGGATTTAGTTATAAATAAATATCAAAAATTAGGATTTTCGATTGGTAGACATAGCTTGGTCATATGCTTTTTGTCGCTCTTTAGCGATATGTTCATACTCTTTAGCTAATCGTTTTAAATAATATTGTCTGAGATGTACGGGCATAGCGTAAACTTCATCAAAAGTGTAACCACCATTTCCGTAATTTAGTAATGTGAATATTTCTTCGTGAACGTGAAGTTTGTTATGATGCGTTAGGCCAAAAAAACCCTGTCCCTAATGGGACCACTACCTCCTGAGTGTGCGAACAATGTGGACAAGTATATGGATAACTCATATCTACTCCAGGAGTAATTTTATTAAGATGTTTTCTGAATTCAAGAGAATCTAATGCTAAAAACTTATTATCAACAAAATCATTAATAACTGATTGTGTAGTATCACCATCAATTGAGACAATCATTTTTTTAAATCTAAAAGTATTAGTATAATCAATATCTGGGTGAACTTTTTGCATTGCTTCCACATCTTTTTCTACTAATATTTCTTCAGCACTATTTAATAGTTTAAATTCTATCTCTACTTTAGTAGCTGGTAATTTCATAGAAAACTTATTTTCTTTTATATCATCTGAAATTTCTATATCTTTTAATTGAGTACAATCAACTTTTAAATCACCTGATTTACCACATTCTGAACAACTTGCTTTTACATTATATTCTTTACCATACCCAAGTATTCTTGCAGATATCATTAAAGCATTCTTATCACCTATTAGTAAATCATCAATTTTGATTTTTTTGTCTACAATAAGTGATTCAATAACTTTATCTATCACAATACCTTTACGTATTAGATTTATAGAAGTAAGAATATCTTCTTCTTTTGCTGTCATATATTTTAATTCAACTTCACCCTTTGATAAAGGGTTGTCTTTTGGATACAACTTTCCCTTAGACGGAAGATTAACTACTTCCGTTGGGAACTTATATTCTGCCATATGAGTTTCCTCTGATTATTATCATTAAGATTTAAAACCTGTTTATTAATAACTATATTAGTAATTTTTGAAATTACAATTTATTTTTTTGACGGTGCGAATTTCTCTTTAATTGGTTTAAGAACCATATCGAAAACGATATCGTCATATTTTGTTGGTGTAAGTTTTACGATTTTTTCTAAAGCGTAAATAACGATCAAAATATATTCCCAATTTGCTGCTATAAATTCAGTCATTTTATACTCCTATTAAATTAGAATTGTAAGATTGCGTAATCATACTGTAATGTTAGGGTGATGTCTGCTGGCTCGTTTGATTCAAAAGCCATCTCACCAAAGTTTGCGGTTGCTATGTAAGCACCTTTTAATGTCCATTCTTCTACTATATCACCAACTGGACCTAGCATATTAAATGTCACATCTTTCTTATAAAAATCTGCGTATCCGTCTCTACCTGTTACAGATTCGTGTCCTAAACGAACCCATTCCATAACTGCTTGTGCACCACTTGGAACGATTGGATCGTATAATGTTATATCAACTGGCTGCCAAGTTCCTTTTCCCTTGAGGTGTCTCTTGACGTTGATGTGGTCTAAAACCATTTCCTCAAACTGTATCTGTGGTCTTGCAGCTGCTTTGACTAAATATGATGGAATACCCTCGATGTACATAATAAACCGATTTTTTGTTTTCGGTTCAAACGGGGTAAAAAATATTTCATTCGTATCTAAAATGTCAGGCATTATTTGTCTCCATTAAAAGCATTTTGTATCTTCTAATATAAATATCAAAAACTTAAAAAATAAGTAATATGAATATTACATAGTTCTTCTTAGTTTTATAGTAGTTTTATAGTAAAAGAAAAACCCCAACCGAAGTCGGGGTTTTCCATATACGTCAGCGTATGTTATAAGATAAATTACTCAGGGAACGATGCGCCTGTAGGTTGAACAACAAAATCCAACACAATGAACTCTGCAGTTCTTGTAGGTTGAATAAATATCTGTCCAACTAATCTGTTTCTATCCACAACATCTGGAGTATTGTTAGTTTCATCCATTACTACTTTAAATGCACTTAAACCACTATTGGATTGTACACTTTCAAGGTAAGGATTAACAATATTCAAGAATCTGTTTCGTGTAGCTACTGTATTCTGTTCGAATACCAAGTATCTTGAGGATGATGCGATGAATTTCTTCAATGCAATCAACAATCTACGAACATTGATTCTATCTAATGCTGATGGTTTGGATTGTAGTGTCTTCTGCCCGAATACTACTACACCTTGACCTGGGAATGAAGCAATTGGATTAACTCTTTCTTCATAGAGATCGTCTCTTTCAGCGTGTGTTAATCTTGTTTTAGCTTCTAACACCGTAGTCAAACCACCACGATTTAAACCAGCTGGTGCAAACCATTCGTGTGCGACTTTATCAGTAAATGCGATTACTCCAGGTAATACGACTGATGGTGGGACCCATACTGGTCTGTTTGTGTCTCCATCAACTATCTTAACCCAGGGGTAATATGTTCCTGCATAGTTTGTATCTAAAGCACTTACAGTATTTGTTACCGTAGCTATGGTGTCTCCGTATGCAGCTGCATCCATCACATAGAAAGCGTCTGCTCTTGCTTCAACTTTCAATATTGCGTGATTTGTTACCTTTGGATGTAATCTATGTATCACACCAGGTGTTACCAACAAGTTAATGTCAAATTCGTCAGGATTACTTACAGCATTAATTGCTCGTTTGTAAGCTACTGAACCACTTGCTGTAGCACTTGAGATATCAAATCCTTGTGTGTTAGCTGCTGTGATGTCATTACCGACAAGTTTTGGATTACCAGGATTATCACCATCAAATCCCCATTGGAAAGGAACTGTAAATTTCCTCTGACCAATAGCTGATAGTGCTAATGTAATGTTTTCTGTAGCGTCTGAATATGTAGATGCTAATGTACTTGCATCAGCGTGACCTAACATATTCTCAAGAGACATAGTTACATTACCCGTTGTAGCGGCTGTCTTATAAATTGGTGATAAATATTCACCATTGTCAGGACGTTTATCAGTATCGAAATCAAAACCATAAAATATGTTTGAATCGAAATCACCATTAGTATTTTCCTGCGATTTAACAAAAGACGCACTTGGTGCACCTGATACTGGTATGTATACTGCACTATGTCCCATAGGAACAACTGTCTTTGGATGGTTTTCTAAGTTCTTGTAATCACCAATTCTAACGTGCTTACTCAAGTTTGGATAATCACCCTTATATGTTAATTTACCATTTGAATCTATTTCTACGTGTCTATCACCAATTACTTTTGCGAAGTAATTTGCTGCTTCTGGATCGAATGTTAAATTATCAAATTGTTCTACTATTTGATTGTCTTTTGTTTTATTTGGTGCATGGTGTCTAACTTGTAATGAGAATGATCCATAATCACTACCTG